GGAATTACCAAACCATGGACGTACTTGCGATTCTATTCGTGAGTTTTACGTTTTGCCAAATAGGCTCACGCGTCCTCACACACGGTGATGGGATGGGTTCCATCCGAAACACCACCAATGATCTTAATAAGATCAGTCCGGCGGCCTTGAACGATTTCCTATTAGGAGAAGTTCTGAGCTGCCGGGGAAAGGTGAAATCTAACCGACGTAAAAATCGGGAGAAGAAGTACGCACGTCTCAAAGAGATATACGCACTTGACCCGAAAACAACCGAAGAGTATATTCTCAACAAGTTGGGCGTTAGGATTAACAAAGAAACTCGTGAGAGGGCGAAGAGCCTCTGCACCCAGATCAATGATCGGAGCTCGCTTACTGTAAATACAGTGACCACGAGTGTTCTCATAGCAGCCAAAACCCGGGTAACACCCGAAGGCATCGGCGCATTTAGGAAGTTTGTTCTACGAGATCTTATCTCTAACGGGCCAGACCACTTCACCAAGTGTTGGAAAGCGACCGTTGGTGCGTTACAGAACACATATTTCGACTCGCAGGTAGCTAATGCACCAAGAATCGAGAATCTCGATAAAGAGTGCACAGAGCTACTAGAGAAGATTTATGGTTGTTCGGAAACGTTCAACAGGGAGCCTGCTGCTGTCCCGAACAAAGAGGAATTATGGTGGATTGCGCATCTTAGCCAGACTAGGATGCTACCTCCACCACAGAAAAGAAACCTTAAGGAGAAAGTCATTGACTTCATTTCCGGGCTAGTAAGTTCAAGAGACTTTTCCAGAACGGAACTTAAGAATATTAAGGAAATGGGCAGAATCGTTGGCCTTCGAGTCCATCAGCGCATGAGCGCGGATAAACTCAAAGGAAAGCATTCTAAGCTCCCAAATGAGACCCACTTGTCACTGACAGGTGGAGGTTGCTGGGAAGCGCCCAGAAGTAAAGGTGGGAAATGGTCAACAGTCTCGGAAAAGTCGGACTTTATCGAGTTCGTGACTAAACCACTTTTCGACCACGACTTCAAACCTGACGAAGAAGATGAATATTTCATCGACCCGTTCGGGAATGAGATCGCGAGTACGAAGTATGCGAACTTCCCGCTATGGTCTGTGGCATATATGTCAGAGCCGTTAGCTGGTGAGTTAGGAGACCATGTACAGGTAGAGAATCTACTAGATAGTTCTTTAGCTGCCGGTTTCGACGCACGTATGGGAATGCTACTCTTTCTTTGGTCTAGGACCAAATACCTAGAATGGGTAAAAGGGGACATTGTCCCGAAGGCGAGAGTAGAAATCGTTTCTGAGCCTGGTTGTAAGATAAGACCAGTAACGTCAGGTGAGACCTGGCTTTACGTTTTCCTTATTCCAGCAGCGCATCTGTTGACAGAGGCGCTGACCAACCTCCCAGGGGCGCATGTCGGCCTTGCCGACACGCACCATCTGTACGAGTTTGGTGCATCATTTAACCGACACCAAGGGAAGAATGATCCGGATACGTATCCAGAGTTCATCTCAAGTTCGGACTTAACCTCTGCGACCGATAGGGTAGACCACAGGGTGGCGAGAAAGCTCATTAAAGGGCTCATCGCCGGTCTGGGTTTCCCTCCTGGGGTCTCAGGCTACCTTAAGCAAGCTATTGACCTGCATTGCTCGCCAAGGCAGCTCTTCTA